ATCAACGTTTGTCGGCTCAAGGTTGTGCCGATTACGATCTACGAAATAGATAGTTTCCAACGTAGTGTCAATAGTACGACCAAACTTCTTTTCGGCTATGACGTGGTGCTCAAGTCGCCAGCCGGAAAGGGTGCGGATGTAGTGATAGCCGTTCTGGGCTACAAACTTGTCGCCTACTTTGGCTAGTTCTCCTCTAGGCATTACACCTCCCCCCATGAGTTGCCTGTTGCAATGTCGACTTCAAATGGTACATAATCGCTGTACACCTCTCTTGCCACTTCGGGCATTACACGGCTCATTATTTCGGATACTTCCTCGGGCTGATCCGTTTCGACAAGTATGGAGTCGTGTACAAGTAATCGGATGTCTAGTCCGTACTGCTCGTGGAGTACCATCGCGCTATTAAGGCAGATGTCACTTGCAGTACTTTGTGGAATAAATGCGAGGCCTTCTTTGACTACGTCCTTTTTGTTCTCCTCTGTCACTAGCCAAATACGACGGTGGCGCCCGAACTGTGTTGTCAAGTCGTCTTCACCGTGCAGTATTTGTTGTCGTATCCCTTCACGCCACTTGACGACGTCTGGGATCATTTCGAAGAAAGTGTCGATGTACTTCTTGGCTTCTGGTACAGGAATCTGGAACTCCTCAGCCAAGGAAAACTCTTCTCGCCCATAGGAAAGGCCAAAGACGACAGCTTTCGCACGTACACGTTGATCTTTAGTGAAGTTGGAGCCGAAGAATCTCGCGGCAACCTCACTGTGAATGTCACGCCCGTCCGCGAAGAGCTGGCGGAGGTACTCATCCCTTGCCTCACAAGCCAGAACACGTAACTCAGCACCTTTGTAGTCTGCCTGAACAAAAGTCTTACCCTCTCCGGGAATGAACATACGGCGCATTGCTGAGTCACGCGGTACGTTCTGAAGATTTGGATTACGGCACGCAAGTCTCCCTGTGGTAGTGCCGTGGAGAAGGAAGGTGGGATGCACCTTGCCTTTGTACAACCTGCGCAATATGCCCTTGATATATGTACCGTAGAGTTTAGCCTGTTTGCGATGTTCCATTAATAGGCCTACGAACTCTTTTACCTCAGTTGGTACATTCATTCGCATTATGGCCACTAGCATATTGATGTTGGTCGTATTGACTTTATAGCCCAACTTCAATAGTGCAGCTCGTACTTGAAGAGGGCTTCTTGGGTTCGCTACCCAACGGGACAACAAAGTTTCGAGTTCGACTAAGCGTACTTGGAACTCATCACTTAAGGTACGTACGTATTTCGTGTCAACTCGTACTCCGGCCATTTCAGCTGACATGAGCATGTTGCTGGCCCGGCATAACATGTCATGCACTCGAGTAACACCGGCTTCGCGCATCTGCTGTTCGTACATTTGCATAAGTGCATAAGTACAAGTGACGTCGTACGCGTTATATTTGTACAGTACTTCTCGAGGTACATTGGCGAAGTTATCTCCCTTCTTGGACAAGTACCGATGTATTTCAACGTCGTATTTGGGTGCGCCGAGTTTCTCTACAGCGAGGTACTTTAGGCCATGGGTTCCCTGACGTTCGTCAACTGCGTACGAAGCGAGCATAGTGTCGAATCCGAGGGCGGCTTTACTGCTAATGTGCTTGAGCCCTGCAAGATCAAACTTTCCATTGTGAGCGACATTGCGTGCTCCCGCATTCTCAAGGACTCTGGCGAGCATATACCGCACACTGGTGTCCTGTAACGCGGTCTCACCAATAACGATTGCACGTCCAGGAGCGTAAGAGAGTCCAACGCACAGCAGTCGATATTGATCAGGATGGACGAACTCCGTGTCTTTCTCTGCTCCGACTTCAATATCGACGACCACGTTGCCAGATCTTCTGCGCAGCTCGGACAATGCATTCCGAGCTTGAGTCCCTTCATCAAAGACGGCAAACTTAGGGGATTCCCATCCCACGTGGACATTTGATTTCACCTTCCCTATATCGTCGACGAACATTGGAAATGCATCCGCCATACGTAATACATATGCTGGATGCACAGTTGGTACTACTCTTACGCCGGGGTACTTGGGTGACTCCTTCGCGGGTCCTGCACGGAAAGTTGTGATTCCAATCTTGGTGTCGAAAATGGCTGAGGCAGCAACATTGCCGAGTGCAATGATTGGTGCCCCTTGTTTAGTTGCCTCTGATACCTCACTGAAGAGTCGAGGGCTACAAGCTGCGACATCTCGTGCAGTAGGCGTCGCATTGTCTTTCGGCCTACAGAGGCAGGCATTGGTGATGAAAGAATCCTCTCTGCGGAGTCCATGGCCTCGCAATACAGCGTCCAATAGTTGGCCGCTAGGTCCAATGAATGGGATACCTTTTCGAGCTTCTTGGACGCCGGGTGCTTCTCCAACGATGACAAGCTTCACCTCCCCGCTAGTAGGTGGGTATGATGGTACGAATACCGAGTTCGAGTTATTTAGGGCACAGTCCTCGCACTTAGCGAGAGGGTGGCGTCGTTTGACACCAACTTCTGTATCGCTCAAGATTCAACCTCGCCATGGTAGTAGGCTTCGCTTGGAAAAAGTCAGCAGGCCGTTCAACATACTGACTTCGAATATCGAGGTTTGCTAGACCTTGGACCACAGGGGCAGAGGTATCGATTCCTCGTACTATTCCCTGACGGGCAAGGTCTTTCGCTTCACGTAGATGGGGCGTACTACCTAAACAATGAATAGGCAGGTCGCAGTTACGTCGAATAATATCCGCTGCAGCTAATCGACCTGCTGCTCCAAGATGTTTGCACATAACTCGTGGGAGTGCTAAAGCAGAAACTCCACAGTCGAGTGCTACTTGGAATATCTGGCTAAACTCCTTCCAATTGTGTGCCTGAAGTACTGCCATTACATTGAACCCTACAGCAAAAGGCATAAACGTCACTAACTGTCGCATACTTCTACGTGGGTCATCATAGGCATCTGGAGCAATAACTTCGTCCACGTTTAGTTCCGATGCGTACTTAAGTAATGCCTCAGTAGTGACTATGCCGCCTTCGGCTGACCCATTGTCGAGAATCTTCCAACCCTTCACATCGCGGTAGAAGTCTGAATACTCTTCAATCCGACACAGAGGGGCCAGGATCATATGGTACATGTCTTGGGAGATTTCCGGCAACATCGGAATGGGAACTATTGGTGCGAACAACATGGAGCGGTGCTAACCTCCTGTTGATTTCACGTCGAACATACCACTCTGCTTTCTCTAAGTCCTGTATTTCGTCTGCACCCTCCTTTAGGCCTGCACGCCAGAGGTACTTGATGGCGTTTCCAAGGTTGAATCCGAAGTGCTCGACTATTTCGATGCACTCAATCCCTGTCGGATGCTGCCCATAATGTGGAGGGTGGTTCACTAAATCTTTCGTATCGTTCAAGGTTGAACTCCCGCTTCTTTCGGTATACCTCGTCAACATCTATGTCAAAGTACCCCACCAAGAGGCACCAGTAATGGAACACGTCGATTAGTTCGACAATGATCTTCTCGCGCATCTGGTCGTAGGTTTTAGACCCGCGTATGTGCTTCTTGAGTTGGTCGGCTACTTCACCTGATTCGCCTACTAGGCCAAGCACCATTGCAGTGAGGTCAACTTCGCCGAACCACATTACGCTGTCTGCCTGCATTTCGGCAATGTAGTCTTCAATGCTTCTCATGCCAAACCACCCTTGTTCTACCGTTGTGGCCGACTATCTTAACTAGGTCCTCTTCGTTGTTGTAGATGACGGTTGAGTTAACAATCGTATCCCAACGAAGGACTATAACACCGTCAGGAAACTGAATGCCATACGCAACGGTTCCTGTACCACTAACACCTGATACATCCTCGTCACGTTCCAAATGCAATAGACGTACGTTCATCGTATCAACCCTAAGAACTCGGCGCGGGCGTTATTGGTGTTGTCACGAAATACCCCGCGCAATGCGGACGTCGTAGTTTTGGATCCATCTGCCTTAACACCTCGAATAGCCATACAGGTGTGCTCTGCTTCCAATACTACTGCAACCCCTTTAGGGGCCAACTTCTCTTCCAGATACGTGGCAATGTCCATTGTTAGGTCCTCCTGCGCCCACAGTCCACGTGCAACAGAGCGTACACATCTGGCAATCTTCGAAAGTCCAGCAATCCTACCCTGTGGTATATAACCGACATGGGCGTGCCCTACGAATGGAAGAAGATGATGCGCACAGAGAGTGACGAACGAAATGTCCTTAACAATAACCATCTCGTCACACTTTGATTCGAAGGTAGTAAACTCCCAATAAGCGTCGTGCGTACCTAGCATTTCCCTGAATGCATCAGTAAAGCGTCGAGGAGTGTTCTTTATTACCTCTTCATCAGTGACACCAACAAACGTCAGGAACTCTTGAATGTGATAGGCGGGGTCATCTAAATACCCTTCTCCACCCCGGGCCATACGTATTTGTGTACCTGAATGTTGACCTTCCATGGTAGATCCTCCTCGAGTACGCGCTTTACTAAATCCGCCTCTTTGTAATGACCCCACGCTGTACCAACCCAAAAGACAGCCGAGGTCATACCTTTGAGTGCGTGCCACATGTCGATTGCTTCCTTGAAGTCGTCATCATCCTTGATGACGAACTTGATTGCATCCTTCGTGGTTAGTGTTTGTAGATTCTGTAGTCTTAGCTCGACTCCCGTTTGCCATTCGCCTGATCCCTTAAGCTTCCAGTCCATGATAATACAGACGGAACTGTCACGAGTCCATTCAGCAAATGGATGCAACGACCCATTCGTGAACATGTCAATGGTGTAGTGCATCTGGAGTAATCCGGAAACAAGGTCACTGAGGTGTTCAGCAGGTTGCATGGTGGGCTCGCCACCTGTAATGCAAATATTGTCACCTGGCAGCTCCTGTATCTGGCCCAGTAAATCTACGACTTCAACGATAGGGTCGTTACGCCACATCGATGGCTCGATGGCGTGTTGTGTATCACACGGCCATCCTGGGCACCTCATATTGCATCCACCAAATCGTACGAATACGGTCGGTTCGCCAGTATGAGGTCCCTCGCCTTGAATACTAGGATACAGTTCGGTAAGCCTTAATCCCTTCGCCATTACGTGCCTCCCACGTCGCCGAGTTAACTTGTGTCTCCCAGACCTCCACCCTTATACGGTGTAGTCCATTTCGTACATATGCTGTTTGACACCATTCTCCAATCCAGCGCGCAATGTTCTCAGTAGTCGGATCACTCGGCATTGTTACTAAGCCAGGGTAATACGACTCGTAGTCATTGGTGCCAAGCATTGTGAGTAGTGGGTCGTTTTCGTTTAGGAGCAAGTGATGATCGTATTCTGTATCAAGTGCAGTACGAAACTGTGACTTGATAGTACCGAAGTCCATTCCTAGGAGGATGCCGTTGTTGTCGACACGTCCCTCAAGCTCGGCAACAACCCACATCGAGTGACCATGTATCTGTTCGCACTTTCCCTTCAATAGAGAAAGTCGATGTGCCACTTCAATATTATGTCGAATCTTCAGTGTCTGGATCACTCTTCCTCGCCCACGGGTAGTGAATATAGAAACATTTGTCCGGATGCATCTGGTGTTGGCTGCACCACGCTTCGTATAAATGTCTTGTACTGGTGTCCTGGACGCCACCTACTCCAGATTCCGTACTTTCGTCCTTTGACTTGCTCTCCGCATCCGCACTCACAATAGGGCGCCTCGTTCTTCGTATTGCGTTGGGTCGGCGACTCCTGCCAGTTCAAAAGCCTCACGACGTTCGACGCATGTTCCGCACTTTCCACAATGAACCTCCCCGCCCTTATAACAGGACCACGTGTTAGAATAATCTACGCCCAGTTGATCGCCTATACGTACAATATCTGCCTTGGTGATTTCGATGAATGGTGCAATAAGGCGTCCGGTCCAGAAACCTCTATTAGCCAGTCGCATCGAATGGTTGAATGCGTCGAAGTAAGTCGGACGACAGTCAGGGTAAATGAAATGATCTCCGGCATGCATGCCCGCTGCTACGAGTTCTGCATCCTCTGCCACGGCTACCCCTGTGGCTATTGAAAGCATGATCGAGTTCCGATTAGGAACAACGGTCGCTTTCATTGTCTCTTCTTCGTAGTGCCCTTCTGGTACTTCAATGGAATGGTCCACGAGTACTGACTGACTGCCAGCAAGTAAATCGCCTAGTTGACGTAAGTCGACTAAAGTATGACTGGCATTTAGTTCCATTGCGATTCGTTCTGCATAGTACAACTCCTTACTATGCCGCTGTCCGTAGTTAAATGACACATGGTGCCAAGTGCTTTGCTTGTACATGTCCTGCATGTAATACGCTAAAGTGGCAGAATCCATCCCGCCACTGACAATAATGACTCCCTTCATAGTTCTCCCTTCACGTGGTAGGCGTAAGGCGTTCGGAACGACCAGATCGTACTCTATTGACAAGACCTCTCTGCTCGAGCGTGTCGAAGATTTGGTCCGCATCACGTTTAGTCAGATGGTAGTTCTGCATTAGTGTCGATCTTAGTACTCCTGGATTTCGTTTGATGGCTTGGAAGATAACGTCAATACCTCTTTCCTGTTGACTTAGTCCGACGTTCGATATTACTTCCATGGCGAACTCCCTCCAGCCGATTACGTACGAAAAGGCCTTAAGGATATCGCCTTCTTCAACTACGACTCGCTCGTCTTTCATTCGACTCGCGGCTATTAGTACTGCTGCCTTTAATCCACTCTTGGCTAGTCTGTCCATTGTGGGTGTGAGGAGATCCTGTACGATGCTCTTGACACCTGATTCGAGGAGGCGCATTTCCATCATGTTGTACAACTCCCACGCACCAGGAGTTAGCTCCGCATCGAACATCATCTTGGTCGTAGTAACACTATTACCAATCTTTACTTCGAGCGGTCTGACGTACTGGGCTTTTAGGGCGTGGAGATTTCGTGAAATCCGCTCACGACCCAACAGGGTACGCTGATTGGGTGGCCCGAGAGGTCTAAGGGCGCCAAGGTTAGATTTGGCAGTAATAAATATGAATCGCGGGATGAATCCACTTGAAACATGCTCGTATTGGAGAAGTTGGAGGATTTTAGTTTTAATCCCTCCGGCAAAGAGAATGAGACAAGGATCTCGTACCTCAATAGTCTCCCTTCTAAGCTGT